TTGCTGGTGTATGGGCACGCGTCGGTTGAGATCCTAGCTTGGAACATATGTACTGTAATGGGTTTGGAAAAAGTTGATTGGCCCGTTTTTTGGGCCGCTTGGGAATAACTAAAAAGGGGGAGGGAAAAATGAAGAAAGTAATGCTATTGGTAGTATTGGTGTTGGTTGCGTGCGAAGATTACCCTAACGTAACTAAGGTTTGTGTGAATTATCTCAATAGAGATGCGCATTGCGGGACCGGGTTTTTTATCGATGGGGATCGTTTGATAACGGCGCGTCACATAACCGATCAGGCCCGTAATAATGTACTCACATTGGTAGGTCCGGGTCCTAACGAGACTACGTATAAATTCGAGTATTTTAACGATTTAGATGTTGTAGAGGCTGAATTAGATGGAGATATTGCGGAGTCTTATTTTGATATTTGTGATAGTATAATAGTAGGTGCGCCGGTGGATATGGTTGCTAGACGTGGTAGATTTCGGGATGTAGAAGTCATAAAAGGTACCGTTTTATTTTATACCCCGGATTATATCATATTACAAAATGCGGTTGAACCCGGCTTTTCTGGGGGGCCTATTGTAGATTTTGAAAGAAGGTGTGTAATCGGATCTATTATAGGGACGCAAGAGGACCGGGCCGTCGCCGTGAATCTCACTAGTATTCTGTAAATCCTGAATAATCTTCGGTAATATCAGACGGTTTGCACCATTCTAAATGTTCCGCCCACATTCTTTTTTTAATTTCTCGCCAATAGCCCAGGACACCATGTTTAGATTTATTGCGCCAGTATTGAGGGTCTTCTAACGCCGACCACATCATCGCATAAACCGCCGAATAATCGAGACCAGTCCGAAAATTAGTATAAGTTAATCCACATACGGGGCATATTAGAGCCATATTTAATAATACCATTTGTTGACGCGGTCGTCAAAAGTATTAATTGACCGTATAAAAATAAAAATATAGTCTAGATGGGGAGGCGGTTTAATGAATACCGTATGGCTACAAGCTCGAATATTATCGACAAAAGCTATTATAGAGTCCGTAGAAGCGGCTATTTTGGCGTTATCTACTGGGACTCGACAGAGCTATACATTAGACACGGGGCAATCGAGGCATACGGTCACAAAAAAATCGCTTCCCGGATTGCATGTTATGCTCGATGGTTTATATAATCAGTTAGCTACTTTAGAGGCCCGTTGTAATGGGGCCGCTATACAGGGGCGACCGGGATGGTAGATTGGCGGGAGTTACCAGATTGGTACAATCGTGACGCTAAATATGACCACGATAGCCAACCAACGGCTTTGGGTTTGACCCCTCCTAGCTCTACTATCTCCACTTGGGCGGGGGATAAATATCATGGGGGGTTTGGACCTACACAGCTTTTTCAGGTCGATTATTGGACTATTCGTCAGCGCTCGGCGCAATTGTTCCGCGAGAATCTGTATGCTCGCGGTCTTATACGTAGGCTTGTCACTAATGAGATTAATACGGGGTTGCAGTTAGAGGCTCAACCCGACGAAATGCTGTTGGGCTTGCCCGAAGATAGTCTGTCTGATTGGACTGAGTACACCGAAGCGCGTCATGCTTTGTGGGGCAGCAATCCTACTTTATGTGACTATCGGGGTCAACGTACTGATGGCCAACTGCAATACGACGCCAGGATGGAAGCCTTGGTATCTGGGGATGTGCTTGTGGTCTTGCATCAAGATCCCAAAACTGGATTGCCTAGGGTACAACTTATAAATGGTATGAACGTACAGAGCCCGTTGGACCCTGCCGGTATGAAAGCTAATGCTACTATTGAGCACGGAGTTGAACGTGATGCTCGAAAACGGCACATTGCTTATTGGGTAACGCAAGAAGACGGGACTAGTATGAGAGTTCCGGCTTATGGCCCGAGAACCGGTAGGCGTTTGGCTTGGTTGTTGTATGGGACGGATAAGCGTTTAGATGATGTCCGGGGCGAGTCACTTTTTGGCGTTATCATGCAATCTTTGAAAGAGATTGATCGCTATCGTGACTCGGCGCAACGGAAAGCGACACTGAATGCTATCCTGGCTATGTGGGTTGAGAAAACCGAAGCCAAACCCGGCACGCTAGCTATTACCGGTGGCGCTGTTCGTAAAGATACAGTAACTCCGTTAACGTCCGAAACGCAACGTAGGTTTGGTATTACCGAGCACATACCCGGTTTGGTCATTGAGGAGTTGCAGCACGGGGAACGATTGGTACCACACAGCACAGCGGGTACTGATATTAATTTTGGAGAATTTGAGGAAGCTATCATTCAGGCTGTGGCCTGGGCTAATGAGATTCCCCCCGAGATATTGAGATTGGCTTTTGGCCAAAATTATTCCGCTTCTCAAGCGGCTATCAATGAATTTAAGATGTATCTTAACAGAGTGCGTACAGGATTCGGAGCTGATTACTGCCAACCTATCTATATCGAATGGCTCATTAGTGAGGTTTTACAAAATCGTATTGTATCCAGGGGGTTTTTAGACGCTTGGAGAGACCCGAAATCTTTTGATTTGTTCGCTGCTTGGGTGTCTAGTGATTGGAGTGGGCACATAAAACCCAGCACAGATATTGTAAAACAGGCCAAAGGTTATCAAATGTTAGTTGCCGAAGGTTGGATAACTAATGATCGTGCGTCTAGAGAGTTAACCGGGACCAAATTTAGCAAAAACATAAAACGTATCAAACGTGAAAACGAGCTTAAACGTGACGCTGCCGTCCCCGCCGAGGCCACGGTATTGGAGCTGGTAGAAGATGCGGAAAGGGCTTTTGGTTAATGTGGTTTATTTTAAATGAGTATTTATCTTATCTAGATAAAAAAATCACTATTGATGCCGCGCTTATCGAACGTTACGAAGCCCTGGCGAGTAGAAATCGTGGGTATATTGCAGAGGATGATACTGCGGTAATAAATATTCACGGCGTGCTCACTGATAAACCTGATTTTTCGGCTATGTTTTATGGCGGGGGCAATACTGTTTATTCGGATATTATCAGCGCTTTAGTGGACGCGGATAACGACCCCTCGGTCAAAAATATCGTGCTATCTGTGGATTCGCCAGGCGGTAACGTGGTGGGGATGTTTGACGCTATGGACGCCATACGTGGCACAAATAAGCCGACTAAAGCAGTGATCCGAAATATGGCGGCGTCGGCGGCTTATAGTTTAGCCAGCCAAGCTGACGAAATAGTGGCACATAATCGCAGCGATATGATAGGGTCTGTAGGTGTAACCATTGATACTTGTGTTAAGACTGGCGATATAAAAGAAATATCTATAGCTAATACCGATTCTCCCGATAAACGTCCGGATTTATTGACTGATGAGGGCCGGGGCGTATTACGAAATCAATTGGATGGTGTATATGATCTGTTGGTATCGTCTATCGCTTCCGGCAGGGGAGTTGACGAGAGTACTGTTCGAAATAATTATGGCCGTGGTAGGGTCATGTTGGCGGGCGCGGCTTTGAGCGCGGGTATGATTGATAGTATAAATAGTGCCGTGACTAATGACGGCGGAAAGGCAAAAACAATGGATATTAAAACATTTCGGGCCGAGCACCCTGATGTTTATGCAGCGGCCGTCGAAGAGGGTCGGTCCGCCGAGCGGGCTAGGGTCAAGGCACATTTGACACTCGGTAAAGCTGCTGGCGATTATGAATTGGCAGTCACTGCTATTAGAGACGGGTCGGAATTGACCGCTGACTTGCAGGCTGAGTATGTGGCCGCGGCTATTAGCAGGCGAGATATTTCGGCTAGGCAATCAGACGATCCTGTAGTTGGTAGTGTTCCGGACGTTGGTGATACTGCCGATGCAATGGCCGACAAAATTGCTTCGTTCTTGGAGCGGGAATTGGGGGCATAATATGGCTACTCTTACTATTACCAATTGTGACACTGGTAGCGTTGTTTGCAAAGACGGCGTTTTTCGTGACGAATTGTTGACTTTTTCGGGTGCCGGTACCGCGCTTGAGGGTACGTTGTTAGCTCGTAAATTGGTATCCGATACTATCACTGCTACTCCCGATGGTGGCAACACTGGTGACGGAACTTGTACAGCGTTGTCAGTTGTTACCGGTCCTGTTGTCCCGCTGGTCGGTGCATATAATTTGGAGTGTATTACCGCGACGGCTAACGGCGGTACGTTTAAACTTGAGGATCCCAATGGGGCGCTTATAAGTAATACCTTAGTAATGACCGCAGGAGCTGGAGCCGCCACTGTTTTCGAAGTTGGTGGGATGACTTTTACTCTTACCGATGGTGCTACGGATTTTGCCGCCGGGGATAAATTCGCGCTGGCGGTCACGGCCGTTAATAAAATGGTTGTCTTTGCGTCGGATGGTCTCGGCGGCGCTCAATTCGCTAATGCTGTTTTGACTTACGATGTTACTGCTACTGGGGCCGGGGATATATCTATTCGAGCTCTGGAGGGCGGCGAAGTCAGAAAAGAGCGTTTGATAATTGACGCTGATGGGGATGGATCTAATATCACTAATGCGATCCTTGATAGTTTAAGACATTATGGGATCATGCCAGTAGGCGTCTTTGAGTTGGGCGACTACGATAATCAATAAGGGAGGCGTTTATGTCTAACACAGCAACTACTAGGATGATCGCGGCCTACGAACAGAGCGCGTCGCCTACTGCATTTTTTACGCGTATGTTTTCGTCTCCGGCCGCTAATTATCACAATAGCGCCGAGATTGGGATTGATATCGAGCGCTCCGACGAAGATATCGCTATAGCGATTACTGATTTGACCGTCGGGTCCCGGATGAATTCGTTGGATTTGTATACTAACAAAAAATTCGTTCCGCCGATTTATGACGAAGCTTTTGTTATCGCTGGTACCGATATGATCAAGAGTGTTGCCGGTAGTAATCCATTCGAGGATTTTTCGTTTTTGAGCAATGCTACGACTAAGTTTTTTAAGGGTATGCGCAAAGTCGAGGCTAAAATCCGGCGGGCTATCGAAGTCCAAGCTGCACAGGTTTTGCAAACCGGGACGGTAACACTTATAGATTCGACGGGTGCTACTGTATACGCTATTGATTACAAGCCCAAAGCGACCCATTTTCCGACGGTCTCTACAGCTTGGGACGGCGTGAACCCTACGATTGAGGCGGATCTTGCGAACATTTGTGATGTTGTCCGGGATGACGGCCAGTTGGATCCTGATCTTTCGATTTGGGGGGATGACGTTTTAAGGATTGCTTTGGCGGATACTGCTTTTTCCGCCAAATTCGATCCGCGTCGTGCTGACACTGGTAGAATTGTACCGTTAGAGTTGCGTGACTCTGGCGGGCAGTTTCGCGGTGTCATCGATGTCGGAAATTATCAGCTTGAGGTATGGACCTATGGCGGTCGGTATAAACACCCACAAACTGGGGCTATGACTAAGCTGATGGACCGCAAAAAGGTTTTGGTTCGTGCTTCCGGCGGTAGATTGGACGCTACTTTCGGGGCTATTCCGATGATTGTCCCCCCGGAGTCACGAGTGTTGCCGTTCTTGCCGCCCCGTATTTCGCGGGAAGGCGGGTCTATGGATCTAACTACTAATGTGTGGGTTGATGATGCAGGGAAAAACCTATTTGGTTCGGTTGGGACCCGACCTTTGTTGATTCCTACAGCTATCGATACTTTCGGTTGTCTCGATAGTGATATCACATAATCATGGGACGGCGTAAAAAAAATATAGAGTTGGTTGACGAAGCCCCCGCGAACGTTATTTATGTGGTGGCCCCTGGTAAATCTATACTTAACATTCGCGGGATTTTAACCGAGGGAACAATTGTTACAGCCGAATCGATGAGAATCGACGAAATTAGATTTAAACAATTGATAGAAAGGAGCATTATCATTGAATCTGCGTGAAGAAATAGAAGCCGATTTAGCCGAATCTATGGAAGACTTTGACGGGGGTTTTGGTTGGCCCATCGTTATCACGGATCCCAGCGGATTCAGCGCGTCTTTGATCGGTTTGAGTAATGATGTATCTTTTGTTATCGATCCCGATACCGGGGTCCCAGTAAGCGGCCGGATTGCTTCTGTGGCTTTGAGGATAAGCTCTTTAGTCGGTGCCGGTTTTGTCGCGTTGCCCGCGGGTATATCGGATAGCGCGACAAAACCTTGGCTTGTAACATTCGATGATATTAGTGGTCAACCTTGGACCTTCAAAATCCAAAAATCTAATCCTGATCGGGCCATGGGTATAATAACATGCTTATTGGAGCTTTATGAATGATTAGCGGGCTGATAGATAAGCAGGATGGCTTTGAGATCATACGTGATAAAATCGCCGCTATATTGGTTACCGAGATAGCTAATCAACAAGTTCTGGCTTTGGCCGATGCAAAAGATCCCAATTTGTGGAAGATCAGGGTGTATACTGAACGTTGTGATGCCTGGGAACAATGGCTTAATGACACTGCGGATAAATCGCCGATATGTAATATATGGGCCGAAAGTGCTAGTTTTGACGGTCGTATGGGTAACGCGGTAAATCGTCAAGTGAGCGACACAATTTATAATTTGGATTGTTACGCCGTTGGTACCAGCACTTCAGATGGGGACGGTCATATCCCCGGAGATAAAAGCGCTGCGTTAAATGCACACAGAGCATTGAGGCTTATACGTAACATATTAATGGCCGATGTATATACGTATTTGGATTTGCGCGGAACTGTGGGATCCAAATGGATCGACTCGTGGCGGGTTTTTCAACCTGGTTTTGATAGTACTCCGGTTGCCAATATTATCGCTGTGCGTTTATCGTTGAGGGTGCATCATATCGAATTTACATCGGATCAGGCTTCGGAAATATTAGAGTACATTAGTGTAACTACACGCCGCGCGGAAGACGGCGAGATTTTAGTGCAGGCTGATTATGATTTTTCGTAATCCCTGGGGAGGTAAGAATGACAGTATCAACGGCGATTGACGCGAGCGCGGTTGCTCGCGTTGTGGGCATTAAGACAGATTATCGTAACCTATCCGGTGGTAATGTCAGATATCTACCGATGAGGGTTATGGTATTTGGGCAGGGCTCGACGGCGTCGACATATTCGACGGCTAAGCGGCAGGTTTTTAGCGCGAACGAAGTCGGGTCTACTTATGGCTTCGGGTCACCTTTGCACCTAGCTGCTTTGCAATTGCTACCGGCTAACGGCGACGGAGTAGGTACGATACCGTGTACAATATACCCGCTAGTCGATGATGTAGCGGGGGTGGCATCTGCTGGCGACATCACCCCTACTATCGGGACGATTACTAATGCTACATATTATGTAGTGTGTAATAACATTCGTTCCCAGGGATTTTTGATCGAAACAGGTGATACTGTTGCTGCTATTATCGGTAAAATGGTTACCGCAGTCAACGCTACTCCCGAGATGCCAATCATTGGGGCGGATGGGACGACTAAATTTGATTTTACGTCAAAATGGAAGGGATCGTCTGCTAATGATATTTATGTAGAGATTTCGGGTCCCACCGACGCCGGTATTACCTGGGCGTTTACTCAAGCGACTGGCGGATCCGGTAATCCCACGGTGGATTCGGCGCTTGCATTGATCGGGAATGTTTGGGAGACGCTAGGAGTTAATTGCCTAGAGCTCTCCGACACAACCGCTTTAGACGCTTATAATACAGTTGGGGAGGGCCGATGGTTGCCAACCACTCGGAAACCTTTTGTTATAATGTCGGGTTGCACCGATGCTACTGTCGCCGCGGCCATCACGATTTCGGATGCACGCAAAACTGACCGGGTTAACGCGCAAGAAACCTCTCCGGCATCTGTGGATTTACCCTGTGTGATTGCTGCCAGAGCTGTCGCCCGGATCGTTAAAACAGCCCAAAATAACCCACCCCAAGATTACGGCAGGCAACAGTTGACCGGTCTTACCCCCGCCGTTGACGGCGATCAATGGGACGGCGCGCAACGCGAAGCCGCTGTGCAGGGCGGTGCTTCGACCACTCAAGTCGTTGATGGTATTGTCAATATGTCGGATACTATTACATTTTATCATCCGACCGGAGATCCATTACCGGCGTATCGTTATGTTGTGGATATCATAAAAGTTATGCAATTGTTGTATAATACCGATTTGATATTTTCAACTAGCGATTGGGACGGGGCACCTTTGATCCCGGATGATCAGCCTACGGTCAATCCAACGGCTAAAAAGCCCAAGATGGCTAAAGCTGAAATAGCCGCTATGCTCGATAATATGGGCTTGGAGGCTATAATTTCCGATCCCGATACGGCTAAGGGAACAATTGTTGCGGTTATAAGCTCGACCAACCCCAAGCGTCTTGACGTAACTTATACAGTAGCATTGAGCGGAAATACTAATATCATTAGTATTGACTTTTACTTTGGGTTTTATTTTGGCACTGCTCCGGTAGTGGGATAAGAGGTGAATTATGGCTGCTATTGGCGGTAGTATTGAGTCAGTTTCGTACGCGGGCCGTGATTTCGCTGTGGCTGCGGATTCGGACGCTAGTATTAAAACCGGAGGTTTCGAAAATGAAGTGATGTCAAATGGCAATGGAACGGTTAGATTAGTGAAAACTCGTGTTGCGCACGCTATCACTGGTGTACAGATAGAAATTGATCATTCTCGCGGGGATCTTTTGTTCTTGCAAGAGCGAGCCAATTCTAAAGTATTCGAGGTTTTGGCGATCACATTAGTCGATGGTTCGGTTTATCAGGGCATTTCGCAAATTACCGGGGAATTATCCGGTAGTACCCAGAGTGCCACCGTAACAGTTAGTTTCGGCGGGCCGTCATTGACTTTGCAATAAGCGGGAATTATGCGCTACCCGGTACGGTTCCCCACCCACGGCCTTGATAGGTGGGTAGCGCGCCATTAAAAGGGGATCAAATGGACTACAAAGTAGACAAAGAAACAGCGGAATCAGATTTCGGGAGATTTGCGGATCATTATGATATTGATACCGATTGGGATGATCTTGACGAGAATGAGCGCGGGGATATGCGCAGCACTAAAGCTGTGATTTTGAAAGCAATTCGGCGCGGACAATTTTTAGTTGACGAGCAGGGAGCCGCAACTTTTGAATCGGCCTGTGGAAAATCTTTTGTGCTATCTGATCCTGGTGGTGGTGGATTGATTGCCATGGATCGTAAAAAAGACGGTCATTCGGTAGCTAAGGCTTATACAGTTTTTGGTAAGATAACCAATACTGATGACCACGCGGTATCGCGGCTTAAATCAAGTCGCGATGTGAAAGTATGTCTCGCGATTGTTGCGCTTTTTTTAGCGTAATAACGCGACCTCTTTTGGTGCGCAATGGTACTGATGTCAAATTACCAAGCGGTCGCCATTTGCGGTTTGCGGTATATCAAGAAATGCTTTTACAAGTGGTACGCATGTACCCAGGAATAGGAGATTGGAGGTTATTAACGGCGCAAGAGATTGAGTTTTTTTATGATGCGTTGCGGCCCGAATTGAGAAAGGCGACCCGTGGCTAAAGATTTCGAAATATCGGCTATTTTTAGGGTTATCGATAAAGCCTCGAAGCCATTGGTTTCCATCGAAAATAAAACTCGTCGATTTACTATGCGCATGGAATCGGGTATGCGCCGCGTTAACCAGGCTACTGCTCGGCTAGGAAAGGTCCTATCTACCGGGCTTAAGCGTGGTTTCCAAATCGCCACAGGGGCTGTAGTAGCTTTTGGTGCCGCTGCTAGAAAAGTGATTATGACTGGCGCTGATTTCGAGCAAACCATGGTTTCTGCTGCGTCTAAATTTCCGGGGAAAATACGTAAAGGGACTGAAGAGTATCAAAAGTTAGAGGATACTGCTAGACGTATAGGTAAGACAACGGAATTTATGGCCAAAGACGCGTCGCAAGGTTTAGATAATTTAGCGTTGGCGGGCTTTGGTGTTGAACAAGCTATGTCGGCTTTGCCTGGGGTTATAGATTTAGCCACGGCCGCCGGTTTAGATCTTAATACAGCGTCCATGATAGCCACGGAATCTTTGGGTGCTTTGGGATTGCGTACAGAAGACGCCGCACAATTGGGCGCTAATCTCGCTCGGGTCAATGATGTTTTGCTTAAAACCTCGGTGTCATCGGCTACTGGAGTCCAAGATCTATATGAGGCTCTCGGTAAAGTCGGTCCTGTGGCAGTGGCTTCGGGCTCGGACGTTGAAACATTGAGCGCTATGATCGGTACTTTGGCAAACGCAAAGATAAAAGGCGAAGAGGCGGGCACGGCTTTGCGTAATATATTTTTGCGTTTGCAGGCGCCTACTACGTCGGCGGCACAAAAGATACGTAAGTACGCGGGGAGTATCACAGACTCGAAGGGTAAGATGTTGGATGCCATCGAGATATTTAGACGACTACAAAAAACACTTAGTAAAGTAGACCCCGCGGAACGAACCAAAATTATGGCTGATATATTCGGCGCGCGCGCGGTGGGCCCCGCTATGACTATGATCCAGGCAGGTGCGGATAGTATCGAAAAACTCCGCGATAGTTTTAAAAACGCTGCGGGCACTAGCGGCGAAATGGCCGCTACAATGCGCGATACTACGAGCGGAGCCAT